TTGTGCCCGGCGACAGCGTTGTCGTACTGACGCTGCTTGAGCCTGTTGGGCCGACAGCGCCTGTTGCACCAGACACGCCTATAGGCCCAGTTGCACCCGTAGTGCCGACACCTGTAGCTCCTGTGACACCAGTCACGCCAGTGCCGCCTGTGTTGCCTGTTGCGCCGGCTGCGCCAGCAGTCCCGGGCAAGCCAGTGGGGCCAGTTAACCCAGTGGCGCCGGCTAATCCGCGCGGGCCTGTCTCGCCAACAGGGCCAGTCGCGCCAGAGACGCCTGCTGCCCCGGCAAGCCCTGTGGCGCCAGTCGTGCCGACGCCAGTGGCGCCTGTTACGCCCGTTGAGCCCTTTACGCCAGATACGCCGGAACCAAGACTGTTGATCGATAGCGTGTCTGCGCCAGCGTCGTACACAAACGAGACATTTGCGCCCGGCACAAGCGTTGTTGTGCTGACGCTGCTTAAGCCAGTTGCACCAGTTGCGCCAGCACCAGTAGCGCCAGTTACGCCAGCCGGGCCAGTTACGCCTGTTGGCCCGGCTACGCCAGTTACACCTGTAGCGCCAGTAACCCCGCTTAGGCCAATCGGGCCTGTGGCGCCGACAGCACCAGTAACGCCAACGGCGCCAGTGGCTCCGACAGGACCAGTCGGCCCGGTAGCGCCTTTCGTGGCAAGACCAGCCGCGGCTAAAAGCCCGCCGATTGTTGTTTTCTTCGTTGTTGGCTGCGCGGCTTCAAGGTCAACAATCGCTACCAGATCATTGGGCTCTGGTAGCGGCTTTGCCGGCAAATCGGATATACGTTTTTTTGCCATGAGCGCGCCGATAGAATTTGAGCTGGCTGACCGCCCTCAATTCTACCGAATAAGCTGTGATTACTTAAAAAGCGTGCGGCAAAAGCTCGTCTAGCTTGAACCGGCCCACGCCGTCTACCAGAATTTCTGCGTCTGGAGCAGCAAATTCTAGCGCAACTTCTCGGCACGCGCCGCACGGCATAAAAGCTACGGGCAACGGCACGCCAGCGTTATCGACAACAGCAATGGCTATTTGCGCTATTTCAAACTTTGCGCCGTCTGTGTCTTGCGTCGAAGGCGTCGAAATAGCATTGGCGATAGCTACGCGCTCTGCGCACATGGTTAAGCCGTACGACTTGTTTTCAACGTTGCAGCCAGTGAAAATCTGGTCGCTGTGCGTGAGCTTTACAGCCGCGCCAATGCTGAGGCCAGAATACGGCGAGTATGCCAGTACGGCTACGCCGCGCGCTGCTTCGATAAGCGCCAGCTCACTGGGTGAAAAAGCTAATGGATCTGCTACTGGTGCTGGTACGTCGGTAGCCTGCTGGCGACGGCCCGTAAAAATAGCCCAAAGTCTGCTCAGTTGTTTTGGCATTTTTTTGCAACCACTGTTTGAGGTTTTCGACACCTGTGAAGCCAACTGTGCGCCGTATGGTGCCGTCGGCGTGAAGTATGACCAGAACTGGCACAGCCTTCACGGCATATTTGGCCGCAAACGCTGGCTCCAGATCTACGTCAATGATAACTAAATCGTAGCCGTCTGCAAGCTCAGGCTGTTTAGCCAGCACAGCTTTGAGCGCAACACAGCTTGGGCACCAGTCGGCGCCAAACACCAATAGGTCGTCAGCTTGGGCATAAAGCGCGCCGAATAGGCAGACCCCCGCCGCTATGAACAATCGTATAACTTGCATAGCCCCTCACTTTCCCGTGAGTACTATTGTAACAAGTTAACAAATTGCAAATTCGACAGGTAGTTAACCCGTCGTTGAGTCGGCTATTTGCTGCCCAGTCGTCGCTACAGTTGCGGCATTTGCCAGCCGTTCTCCAAAAGAGCCGCTGGTCAGGGAGTTGCTTGTTAAATACGCCCACACATCCGCAGGCGTCAGTGCTGCCGTACCCACGCCCGTACCCACAGCCACGCCCGACTGCACCGCTGACGCCACGGGTACAGCCATCGTGCCGGTGGTGTTGCCAGCGTTATATGTCGTTCCTGCCCGCACGTTGCTTGCAGCGGGCAGGGCATTGGCAACCGTGGTCGCGTCAATGAGTGTTTTGGTCGTGCTGGCGGTCTTGGCAAACACAGCCACGTTGCTCGTTGCGTCCGTGAGCCTGATCGGCCCCGCCGTTGGTGCCTGACCTCGCGGGCCGAATTCAAACTCCGACACATAGGTCAACGATCCTGCGGCAGAACTCACCACACCGGGTGCTGCCGTGAACCCTGTTGACCCCGGCCCGAACCCATTTCCTTTTGCCCGCAGCACAGTCAGCGTTCCGGTACTGGAGTTTTGCGCACCCGCTGCCGCAGACCCTCCGGTGCATGTGTTGTTGATTGTGACCGTGCCTGTGCTTGCGTTGGTGACCGCAACAGCCGCACCTCCGGTCACGGGGCAGTTGATTTGGATTTCTCCAGACGATGTGTTGGCGATCAGCGGGTATGCACCCGCCGCGACCGTGCATCCGGCAGCAATGGTTATCAACCCTGTACCGGAGTTATAAACCGCGTAGCTTCCGCCGCCAGCAGCAGTGAACGACGAACCCGCCAAGAAATTGACCCTGCCTGACGCAGCGTTTTGGCAACCAAGACCGCCAGCGTTTGTCGGCGACGCGATTACAGTACCCGTGATGTTGATCGTTCCAGTGCTTGAGTTCACCACAGCGCTGTATTGCCCAGCACCAGTGATGGTCGCAGGGATGGATGCCGTACCTATGTTGAGCGTTCCGCCTCCAGTGTTGTCGGCTCCGTAACAGCCCTGACCGCCTGTCCCGTAAATATTCCCCGCAATTACATTCAACGTGCCGAGGCCAGTGTTCCGAACGCCGACGTTGAAGTAGATCGCCCCTGCGTAAATAACACCCGACGCACCCGCGTTGACCGTCGCTGATGTTCCAGCGTTTCCGTTGAATTGCAAACACAGCGCTCCGTTGGTGTTGTTCCCGTACACGTTTGCGTAGAGCGTAGCTCCGTTTCCCAAGACGAACCCACCAGTTGCAGTAGCCCCGCCCGTTGTGTCGTTGCGAATCTCAAGGCACGTTGCGTCAGCAGTGATCGTGATTGTTCTGGAGTTCGCCACAGCAACGTCGCCTGTGGTCGGCACAACGCCACCTATCCACGTACTTGTGGCGTTGAAGTTGCCACTTGCTGCTGCCAAAATAATTGCCATGGTTACACCAATGAGTCTGCAATCTGTTGCCCAATCGTTGCCACTGTTCCGGCGTTCTTAAGCCGCTCTCCCATGCTTCCGCTTGTCGTGGCCGACGCAGTGAGGTATGCCCACACAGCAGCAGGAGTGAGCGCCGCCGTGCCTGTGGTGGCATCAACAGCCACGCCCAGAGCTACCGAGCCAGCAGCAGGGATCGCGCATGTGCCGGTGTTGTTGCCAGAGTTGTATGAAGTGCCCAGCCGAACGTCGGAGACGGCAGGCACATAGGACGCAGTAGCGGCCGCATCGACAAGCGTTTTCTTCGACAGGCCAACACGGTACATGATCGACTGATTCGACGCCACATCGGTCAACCAAACAGCACCACTCACGGGCGACATGCCAAGGTCGCCGTATTCGATATTGGAAACGTAAGCAACTCCCGTGTTGACCAACCCGTATTGAGCGGTGACGGTTGCTCCGACGCCAAACGCATTTCCTTTGACTGTCGTGCATGCGCTGATCGTCCCTGAGTTTGAAACGCCAGCAGCGCCCGGCCCGCCGACCGCTGCACCAATAGAAGTTACCGTGCCAGCGTTGGACAACCCCACGCTCCCAGTTCCTCCAGTGCATGAACCGCTGACGCTCACTGTCCCTGCCGCGCTGTTGATTACACCATTCGCAGAGGCACCAGAACCTCCGGTCACGTTTCCTGTGATGTAAATAAACCCAGCGCCCACATTGTTGACTGTGTTTTGAGCGGAACCAGCTTGCCCAATGCCTCCAGTGAGGGTTCCGGTGAGGTTGATGTTTACAGTACCCCCTTGCTCGTTTCTGACTGCGTTTACCGTTGCACTGGTGGCTCCCGTTGCAATCGCCACAGCACCGGTGATATTCACCGTTCCACTCGATGCGTTCCGCACTCCGTATGTGTTTGAAGAAGTCGCGGCGTTTGCTCCGTTGATGTCGCCCACTATGTTCAGCGTGCCTGTGGATAAGTTGCTGATTGCGCCTTGGTTGTTCGCGGCGTCGTTTTGAAGTGTGCCGGTCATCCTTGCCGAGTTGCCAGAGAGACCTGAGTACACGAACGCTGCGGTGTTCGCGTTGGTGCAGCGAAATCCGCCAACCGGCGTTGCCGATGATCCTGTTCCGATCATCTCGCAGCCGTTGCTCAACACGAACTGACCGCCCGCCACAGTGCTAGTCGACAGCACTTGAAACTCTTGGCACTGCACTGTGCCTGTGACGGTGATCGTCTTCCCGTTGGCAACAGCAATGTCGCCAGTACCGGGGACAACGCCACCCGTCCATGTGCTGCCGGTGCTGAAGTTGCCGTTGGCCGCCGCAAGGATCGTTGCCATGTCAGAACCCTTTCGATCTCAACAATTCAACAACAGCGAGTCGCATTGCGTCTGCGGCCTTCTGTTCTTCTGGTGACTCAAGAGTTTCAAGGCTCCCCCGAAACAGGCTTGTGGCAGCAGCGTCAGCCGTGACCAGCACAGGTATGCCCGTCTCGGGGTCTGTGCCGATTCTGGCAGGGACGATCCGCACCGCAGCAGAGGAGTTAAGCGTGCCGTCTGGGTTGTACAGTGACGACACAGACAGGCTGATGTTCACTCGGTCATAAACGTTCCCGTCAATCAAGATTGGCGTTGTCAGCATCATAAATCACCTTATGCGTACGTAGCTGAAAGTCTATCTGTCCACGCTACACTGGTTGCCGTGGTGCGCGTGCTGATCGTGCCGGCACTCGTAACCAGCGTCTTTTTAATTGTCCAAACAGCCGATGATTCAGATGACCCTGACGCCGCTGTGCCGATATACATAAACCCCGATACGAAATCAGAGCGCACTACATTTTTTAAGGCTGTGGGGCCTGTAGCTCCAGTTACACCAGTGATTCCTGATACGCCAGTTGGACCAGTCGTTCCTACGCCTGTTGGCCCTGTGGCGCCAGTTACACCTACGACGCCGGTAGCGCCAGTGATACCAATTGGGCCGGTAGCTCCGCTAACTCCAATTGAGCCGGTAGCTCCCGTTACACCTACAGCACCTGTAGCGCCTGTAGCTCCGTCGCGTCCAACATAACCTGCTACACCAGTCGCGCCGGTTACACCCACCAAACCGCTCGGACCAGTTGCGCCGTCGCTGCCGACGTATCCGGCTACGCCTGTAGCGCCGGTTATACCAATAGGTCCAGTTGCGCCGCTAATCCCAATTACACCAGTTGCTCCGGTTATGCCGATTAAACCATTTGGGCCAGTGGCGCCAGATACCCCTACAAAGCCAGTAGCGCCGATGGGGCCAGTTGCGCCGGTTACACCTACAACTCCAGTAGCGCCTGTAATCCCAATTGGGCCAGTAGCCCCAGATACACCTACAACACCAGTAGCGCCGGAAACGCCTATTACGCCCGTAGCTCCTGTAATTCCAACTGAGCCAGTAGCGCCAGAAATACCTGTGACGCCCACTACCCCCGTAGCACCAGTTACGCCTACTATACCGGTAGCGCCGCTAACGCCTATTACGCCAGTAGCTCCGGTTACTCCAATCGGGCCAGTTGCGCCTGATACGCCTACTACGCCGGTAGCGCCTGTAACGCCTACCAGCCCGGTAGCTCCGCTAACGCCGATTACGCCAGTAGCTCCGGTTACTCCAATGAGCCCTGTTGCGCCACTAACCCCAATTACACCAGTAGCGCCACTAATCCCAATTACACCAGTAGCTCCTGTAATACCAATAGGGCCAGTAGCGCCAGAAACGCCTGTAACGCCCACTACGCCCGTAGCGCCAGTTACTCCTACTGCACCAGTAGCGCCAGTTGCACCAGTCAGCGGCAAATTAGTCAGCGGCGCGCTGCGCCAAAGCTGCGTAAGCGGGTCATATATGAGCGCGGAGCGTTCTGTCGGCGTACCGGGGCTAACGTTTGTTAGCTTCTCCAGCGCAAAAGGCGGCGTAAATAACGGCTGCCAGTTTGCTAAAACAGTTGGATCTGAGCCGCGCAGAATAAACGTCTGCTCAATGTCTTCGCGTAAAGCGTGGTCGCCCTGCTGTACGCCCAGCGCCAACATTGCGGCTTCAGAGGCCACAACGTAGGTTTCAGTCACAGCCAGCGCAGGCAGCTGGCTAACTTCCAGCCGGCCTGTCGCTACGTTTAGGGTAGCCACACCACCCGCCACGCCACGCGCCGAATTAGGTACAGCGTCTGCCGCGGCTACAATAGCGGCAATTGTGGTCTTTTTCGTTTTGAGCCGCGCCATAGCCGAGTCGACTATGGGCACAATGTCCGCTGGAGCCAGCGTAGACTTTAGCTCCAATTCGGATATTTTTTTCTTGCTCATGGCGATAACCCGAATTACTGATGCGCGTAGTGCATATTATAGCGTACGCCAAGCACTCAATAAACGGAACCGTCATCGTCATCAACTGGCCGCTGCTGTTTACTTTTCTTGCTGGGCCTGACGCCGTCTAAATCTTCTGCGGCTTTGTTTAGCCATTTAGCCAGCTTTCGCGCGTCATTGGCTGATAACAGCGGTAGTTGTACGCCGGTGGTTTCTACGATTATGCCGCTTTCGGTGTAGGTGCCCGCGTCCCAGTCACCAGCTTCTAGGACAAGTGCTGGCGAAGATGACGGCGCGGCAGCTACCAGATTCTTGAACTCAATACGCCCGGGCGTATTTTTGATAACAGTAGCCACAAAAATCACGCCTCCTGCAAATCTTCAAGAATCACAGGAGCGTCGTTGCCCGCAAAAGCACCAGCAAATTTACCGTGGTAGTACTCGTCAGCATCTTCTTGAGACAGGCCATCTGCAAGTAGCTTGGCGTAAATCTTAGCCCGGCTGTATACGGCAACAGGGTCAGCTGTACCGATACGCCCAATACCCACAATTGCACTCTCCATGTTCTCAAGCAAAATAGCGTCAGGGTTTAAGTCCGACAGCTGATCTACAAAACGTTGCGCAGTCATTTATCGCACTCCATTTGGATGTCTTCAAGAAACAGCGCTGCGATGTCGCCAGCGCGTTTGTAGCCTTCTCGAACACCGCGTTGAAACTCCATGCTGCCGCCAAGCGTACTCTTTGTGGGCAAATCGGCAATCGTGGCTAGCGCGGCGATTGATTTATTCCTGATGTTCTTGTATTCAGGCGAGCTAAGCACTGCGCTGTTGCCAGTTGCGGCTGCGGGCGCCTGAATATTTACAGCTAATTCTAAAGCTAAACCCTTTGATTTCAAAGCTTTAGTGATTCTGACCAGCTCGTTGAAGTCGCAGAAATTTTGCGCCGTGTTCTTCAAATGAGTCTGCGCAAGCCTGTGGAGGTCACAACACAAGTGCGACAATTCGGCTAGTTGAGTCTTGGTAGATGTAGCCCCAAGCGTTTGCTCTCTACACTCGGCTGTTAAAAGAGCTTGCGCCACTGTATCCCGCCGTGTCTGTTTTTGCCGCGCGATGTTCGCTGGCGAGAATGCGTTGACTGTCATGCACCGGCCTCCATGCTGGTTTTCTTATCTATAAATTGCGCGTAAGCCCACTCGTGGATAACGTCTACGGGAGAGTCTTCGCTATACACAACGGCGTGAACATTCTGATATGCGCGAGAGGCTGCTAGGTACTCATCGCGCATACGGGAGATAGCGTCGGGATCCCAGCTTTCATACCGGTCTTTTATCTTGGGGCCGGGGTTACCTTGCACACGCGCGGCAAGCCGAGTAGCGGCAAGCTTGGGGTCGATGTCCAACAGGAAGTACAGGTCTGGCTGGACGCCCACAGTCTCGTTGAAAATACCCCAGATCAAGCCCGTGGGTATTTTGTTGACGAACCCCTGATAGATCAGCGTCGAAAGCAACCACCTGTCAGCTATGATCACAACGCCAGCGGCCAGCCGTTCTTTGATGTAGCCAGTTAATTCTGCGCGCGCTGCCGAGAATAGCAGCATTTGAGAAGCTGGGCAGATTGGCGTATCTGATTCCAGTAAAATCTGCCGGACAGCTTTGCCCAGCTTAGTGGTCCCGGGATCTACGATTAGCTCCACCGGGATGTTCTCAGCTACAAGCCTGTCGCGCATAAGCTTAGCTTGCGTCGTTTTTCCAGAGCCATCTATGCCCTCGAAACAGATAAACATGGATTCCTTTTCTGCCGCAGATGGTTTTGTTATCTAAATCAGTTGCCGGTGATGGCTACGCTGCGCGAGTCGCCTAAAATTGGCTTGGAGATCAAGGCATCTACGCCAGTGATGCTGATAGCCGACTGCGGGCTGGGCACTTCTTGGCCCGTTACTGGAGTGTGCAACAGGAACTGGTCGCCGTTGGCAAAGCGCAGGGCAAAGCCAGACGACACGTAGCCCAAGCCCACAACACCGCGCTTGGCCAGCCACTTATCGGCAAACGCGCAAAACGCCCGTAGCTGTGGAATGTCTGCTGCTGGGGTCTGCTCCAAAAAGTCTTCGCTAATCTTACTCAACACATCTTTTTCTTGCATAATTCACCTCTGCTTTTTTGCGTGGTTTACTAGCCGGGGTACTGGCAGCCTCTGACGCCTCTCGAATTGTCTTTGTATTCTGTGCCACGATCTTGTCAAGCCGGGCCTTGTTTTTGCAGGCTTTGATCGTCTGGCTTACGTCGATCAGCAAGTTGCGCGCTGCATGCACATACAACCGCAATACGTAATACCTGTTTGCGGCATGAATAGCAAGTAAATCGCCATCAAGCTGCGTGAGCAATTTCTTGATGCGCGGGACTACGGCAATCCCACGGGCCTCAAGCTGCGCAAGCATCTCTTTTGCTGTACAGAGAATGTCAGCCACAACGACGATCTGGGCGCCCACAGGACTCTGGCTTAGTCTACCGCGAAACTCCATGTCGCGCTTTGTCTCGACCAACCTGAAATCGCGGCTAATGTCAGCTACCATAGCGGCAATCTGGACTGTGGCAATCTCGGCAATGTTCTCGAAAGCGCAAGCACTGACGTTCAGGACATCGTGGAGCAAAGCGCCCTGCACAATAGCGGCGATGCTCTCTTTCGTGTCGTCGGGCATAAAGTCAGCCCGCATGTCTTGGTACAGCCGCTGCGCAATAGTCTCGGCCTGATACGCCACAAGAGAGCAGTGATCAGCTAGCTTGGCGCCTGTCTGGCTTTGCCGGCCCTCGTAGTGCTTGCGGGCAAACGTCAATGTCTTCTGAATAGCAGACTCAGTTGGTTTCTTCATTGGCACCTCCATGCGCCTTGAGCTGCGTCACACAAGTCGCAAGATCGTTTGCCAGCCTAGCTCAAAAGCTTTACGGCGAGCTGCGAGATTGTAGTTGACGCGCTTGTTTAAGTTATCAATATGCCACGGCTCCGCAATGAACGTCTGCAGCGCGGCCATCAGTTTCTCGTAGTTCGGCGCTGCGTGCGGAACCCCGTTTTCGTCGTAATCTACCCGTGTTTTGACTAATACGCCATTCGAATCTTGGTAGATGAAGTCAGATTGCGGCGACAAATTGAAGCTGAGCACAGGCGTACCGCAGGTAATCGATGTGATTCCGCACATGCCGTAGTTGTCACATTCAGCCGGAATGAGCGTTAAGTCGTGCTCCGTGTACAGCCCCGGGCGCTGGTTTATAGCTACGCTCCGGCGCAATTTTACCCGCCCGCCTGTTTTGCGCCCAAGCTCTTTGAAGAACTGCGCTACAGATGGCGCGAACCGGCTTGATGTCACGCCGACGGTTAGGCGGGCGTCTGGCATGCGCGTGATGATGTACGCCAAGTCTCCAAGAAACTGGCTGTTAGCGCAGCGGGCGTTGCGGTCGAACCACGGTAAAAGTATCTTTATCGCCTTGACGTCTACCGGCTGCGTCTTTTTGACAGCTGGTAAACCGGTGTCAAACGGAATATGCGTGACGTGCTTGAACTTGTACACCGTTGTGAACAGCTCGCGGCACTCGGCTGTCATGGCAACAAGATGGTCAGCTTGACGTAGCGCCTTGCGAAACGGCTTCTCTAGCTCCTGCCACATTGGCGCAACAATGGTCGTGATGCCGAACCGCTTAGCGTATAGCAGCTGCTCTACTTTAGGCGTATGCGTCCAGACAATTACGTCCTGCTCTTTAGCCCAGTTCGTAAACAGCAAATGCCGTTTGTCGTGCACATCGCCGTCAAACTCAACGCCCAGCTTTGTCGGCGGGTTGGTCGCGTACAGGCTGTGAACTGCGCCCTGTTGGCGTACAAACCCAGCCAGCCGGATAGCCAAATACGCCTCGTCGCAGTGAGCGTAGCGGGTGTAGATACCAATGCGCATATACTAGCCGCCAGCTCCTTGGCCGCCGCCAAACTGTTGCTGCATCACCATTTGACCGCCCTGTGACCGGGCCTGCTGACGAATGTCATCAATGATGCTTGTGACCAGCGCGTGCATTGTTGGGTCGGAACGCTTGAGCTTGATTAGCTCTGAGTCTTTCACTTGCTCTGGCATAGACAGCAGCTGGTTTGCGATAAGCTGCGCCTGCTGCTGGAGTTCTTCCGGCGTACGCGGCACATTTGGCGCGTTCTGCCGCTGCGACAGGAACTGGTCTACCGGACTGGGTGGCGGCCCGGCAGGCGCAGGCTGCCCGCCACCGCCGCCACCTTGCTGGCTGGGATCGCCACCGCCCTGTTGGGCTGGCTCACCTGTAGCGCTGGCGCCAGTGTTGCCGGCGCCCATCATCATGTCCGGCGTCTGACTCATAGCCTGCATTTGCTGCGCCTGCTGCATCTCTTCCTGCATCTTCGCCTGCTCTTCGGAGTAGATGCGCTGCTCGTCCAGCATCCGCTTTGTTTCTTCCTCGTAGTCCAGACCGACGCTCTTGAGCCCCGTGGTCTTAGAGATTTGCTGGCCCTGCATAAGCTGCAGCTTGGCCATCTGCCGATTGAGGTCGTCGGCGTGAGTAACCCGCATGAGCTTTGCGCTAACCTGATTCCACGACATAACGCGCGAAATGTTAGACACAAGGTCTTTCAAAAACATGTTTAAGTTGTGCGGCAGCGCGCTCCAGTTAGCTTCAAAGAGCCGCAGCGCCGCAGGAGCTGCCTGAAAAGACAACGTGCCGTTAAACAGCTCAACTGGCATGCCGATACATTTCAGCAGCGTCTCCTGCCCCTGATCAATCAAGTCTTTCGGCGCCAATTGCGAAGCGTCACCGCCAAGAGCTTGATAGTTAACCGGGAACGGCAAGACGTTCCACCGCGCCGGGTCAGCGCGGCGGGCCCTGATCATCGAAGACACGCGACCACTAAAGCTGGAAAGATTGATCGAGTGCACCGGATCGCTTGACGCTTGGTCACCGCCGCGTGGAGCGGGCGTGATCACGCGAAACGGGATTACGTAATCCAGCGCAATAGCTTCGTTGTAGCGCTGCAGGATTTGCACGTACCACGCCTGCCGGAAGTTTGTCAGCACACGGGAAATACCCCAGCCGCGATTACGCATACCAGCCAGCGCGTCTTCCTTCATGTGATAGATAACGCCCTTGTCGAACATCAGGTTCTGGCCGTTTTTTACAGCCTGAATAATCTCCCAGCTGGCGCGAGAGAGATGATGTAAGTGCCCTTGGCGTATAAGGTTACGGTAATCTTCTGGGATTTTCCAGACGTACGAGCATTCGCCCGTATACGGATCCCACAAGATATCAATTTCATGGGGCGCCCAGCGCTTTACGCACATCTGCCCAGTGTCGCCGCTACGCCGGTCAATATGGCGCCAGTTACCGCGAACTTTGCAGTGCGGGCAGGTAGCGTGGAACTCAAAGTTCGACCACGTGAACGCGCACTGCTCAGAGTTGTATACCCTGTCCAGCGGCATCTCAAGGCCGCAGCGGGTGCAGGATAAGTAGCGCCGAAAAGGCACAAGCAGGGTCGTAAACGAATTGCCGTAGCAAAGATAGTCGAGGGCAATGGTGTGCAGGACGTTCTTGATGCTGAGCGTGTCTTCCAGAAACGTACGGAACTTCTCTTTCTCTTCCCGCCCGACTGTTTTCTCGCTGGCGTCGCCGATTTCGACGTCGGTGATGAAGTACGAGACAACGCGGTCAATAGCCTGCCGGTATACGCCGTTTGCGTTTAAGATGTACTCAACCCAGCGCAGCGCTGATTGAATACTCTCCGGCATGGAGAGGCTGGCTACGTCGCAGAACGGGTCTGGAAAACGCTCGTCGGCCTGTGTGCCGCGGCCAAGCGAGTTGTAGCCCATCTGACTGGAAGGTATAAGCGACACAGGCACGCCCCTTGCGCTTAGTTAATGGCCGTCCGCGCCGCTTCAGCAGCGCGCTTACGGAAATCGTTGTCTAGATCCTGCACGTACGCCTGTTTTTCAACAGCCGTGTTAGGTACTAGCATACCCGGAACAGCAGCCGGTGGCGACACTGTTTGCTCGGGCGGTGTGACACCAGCCTCGATAACGCCGCGTTTTTCCATGATATCACTCGGGTTGCGTTACACGAACTGCGCGCTCTACGAGTAATACGCAGTACTCGCGGTTATCATAAACATACTGAAATCCTGTCGTATGAACAAGATACAGCCTGTTATCGTCGTTAATTTTCACAGCCCATGGTCGCTGGTACGGGTCGTTTGAGGGCGGAAACCAGCGGGCGGCATTTTGCTCAAACCGCAGGTCGTAAACAAGTACGACGAAGCCGTTCTCTTCAGGGCTATCTGGTTCTGCGCGGCCGACGTGTATCAGCACATCGTGAAAGAAAGCCGGTACAGTGCCAATCCCCTCTTTCTCGAAGTACAGCAGTTTCTGCGGCGGGCCGCTGGTGGTAGTCTTACTGCCCATCGGATGATTTGCGTTCGGCACAATCGGGGGTTGCTTCTTGAGCCCAAAAGCTGCCATTGGACTGTAGTTCCTGTCAATCTGTTCAAGTGGCGGAGCAGCCGCTACAGTCGGCGTGCGAGACTCTTTTTCCAGCTCTGCCACTATCTCGTCTTCCGTAGGCTGCGGAGTTGGCGCGCCTCGGACAGCTGTCTTAACAGGCACGCGCTGCACACTTGATTTAGGCATCCGGGCCAGCTCTTCAAAAACCATAGCCGTACGCTCCCTGATTGAATTGATATCATTACCGGAAACTTGCGGGTTTACCGTGGCAAACGCCTGATCGATGTTCGTAGCGCTCATTTGCGACAGCGTAATTCCCCGCGTACCGCCGCCATTTGGGTCAACTATGTTGATTTCAATCTGGCCGCGGTCGTGCGGGTTGAAATTAACAGGTACGCCACCCGGAGTAGCACCGGAAATAATAGCGCCCTTTAGGCCGTGCTTCCCCGGGCGCATGCTGTCTAACATAGACCGGCCATTAGACAGGCGCTCTGCAGACGGGTCGCCGTATGTGGGCAATGCCATAAAAGCTCCAATAGCTAAAAAAAGGGGGGAGCAGCTTACGCTGCTACCCCCCGAAAGATTCTGGACTTAGGTCGGGGCACACGCTGTATAACATATTTCGAGAAATATGAAAGTACATTCGCCCCAGTGGAACCCCAACGCCGACCACTAACCGGACGGCGCTCGGCTGAGTTAAGACTTCCGCCATAACTCGGCCGGCTATCAACTGCGCCACCACCAAACCCAACGAGTCGTCTTCAGGAAAGAACGGCAGCGTACTAGGCTGCTCGTCTTGCTCGTGAAGCCACTGAAGCACATCGTCGTGTTTGATGAAGTAGCGCACTAGTTAACAGCCTCTGTCTCTGGAGCCTCTTGGCACGCCCTGCGATACGCCGGACGCCAGTCTACTGGGGACAGAAAGTCCCCGCAGACGTGCTCCGGCATCGTAGCCTGAAGCTGGTCGACGTCGACCAGCTGGATCCGCGACAACTGCGACAGAATGATCTGCCGCTCCTCTAGAGCTGCCGAGAACAGTTCCTCTGCTGTAGCAGCGTGCGCTGCTACTTTTACGCAGACCGACCGGAGGTAAGCCTCCGCCGCCACTCTGTCGGTGACGATGGCTTCCGCCAGCGGCACCCGCACAGACACCGGCGCGTCTGCGTTAAGCAGCGCGCCGTAGACATCATCTTGGCTCAAGTCAGCCATGCGCAGTTCAGCGCGCATTTCAGACTCAAGCGCCTCCAGCGTCGACTGATCGACGCTTTCAGCGTTTTCCAACCCGTGCCGCGCCAGAATTTTGGCGGCAGGGTTAGACAGCGCCATGGGCACGCCATGCTGGGTAAACTCCAGCGGGATTGCCCGGGCCGGCTGCCCCAGCACGGGAGAGTAATCCTCCGTGCCGGCAGTGGGGTCAAAGACTGGCCACGCTGGCGAATCCAGCTGTGGCTTCTCGCCGCGTAGCGTTGCGTAGCCGAAGTCGGCCATGCAACGCAAGAGGTCCAAGCCGCGGCGCGCGTTGTGCCGGTGCTTGGGCTTGTTGAGGTCCAAGACCGGCCCTTTCCCGCCATCCGACAGCGGCGCACGGAAGTCGATCTTCCCGTGCGTGGTAAACGCCAGTTTACCGCCGTCTACGGGCTTACTTACAGCCCAAGACAGAATGAGCTCGTTGGCCTTGGCTTCCAACACCAAGACTAACGGGCGCGTAACTTCCCATGCGTCCCGCACTGGGTTGCCCCAGCTCTGGAAGTTTCCCGGCAGCCAGATACAGGCTGCCAGCCCCGAACAAATCTCGCTTACGCGAGAGAACGACCTGACCTGCCTAGCGTGGAACTGCTGCAGATCTTGTTTGTAACTTTCCATCCCTGACCCCTTTTCTTCCTACACAGGATGTTTTGACGGCCACGCAACGGCGCGTGTCGTCGGAGAAGTTCTCGTTACTTGAGAACCGGCGCCACTCGTCTTCAGTGACGAGCAGCTTTGTATTCTTTCCGTCTCTTTCAGTCTGATGCAGCGTCACGAGGATTTTTCCCTTGTAACGCCGCTGATTTTTCACCGGCACGCCCTTATAGGCTACGAACTTTTTCACGCATGTGACCTCCTCTACGGCACTACGGCCGCGGCGTGTAAATTGCATCAAGCTGCATACAAAACAGCCGTACAATAAATATGCCCGCTTAACGCCAGTAATTTAGTTTTCTGGATCTGGGAGCACATCGCTGAAAGCGGTCAGCACATCGTCGTCATTGTCGGGAAAAAAGTCATCAGACGAGTGCTGGGCTCGTTGCGGGGCCGGTGCTTGAAGCTCAGGGGGACTTTCGAGGTGGATAGGGTCGAGTCCCAAGTAGCCAGTTTCATCTGGCTCTAGGTTCTCTGTCGGCGGCGGGAACAATGGCTGTGCACCCCAAGGCGTGAGCAAGTGCCGGAAAGGCGGTTTAGATATCTTTAGCTGCTGGCCGGCAAAGCTAAACACAGAAACATCCCGGTCGATAAGCTCTTGCAAGCGCGTCGTAAGCTGCGCAAGCTCTGCAAACTCCTCGACGCCAAAAGCTCCGTCAGCCTGCAGAATGGCGGCGTAGAATTTGACCTCTGGTTCTGGCTTCTCTTCTGCCATTAGTCGTCTCTCATGGTAAGGGGATCTTCGCCAGTAAAACCGCTGACCCTGCTGGCAGCCACTATTGCAGCTGGCGCATTTAGCCCCAATGTCGTATCTACAGTACGAACTGCGCCAAGCCCGCGTGCGCTCGTCTGCATAAAGAAGATACGCGTGTTGGTGCGCACGCCAAATACCGTCACGGACAGCGTTTCGTTGAACCGCGACGTCGGATCACGGATCAAGATGTCGTGCGAGAACGACTGCGCAAACAAGCCACGTTTAGGGTCAGAAAACGCTATCCCGCCCAGAAAGCCAAAGCACTCTTCTTTGCGTGACTCGTGGATGCAGTACAGCCGCTTGTCCCAGTTAGTGGTCTGCTGCCGACCGGGTGCTGGCCTGCTGCCGAGTCCTTTGAAAAAGAACTCATGGTCTTTCAGCACGTCGATGCAAAATGGCCGAAGATCCCTACTCTCGGCAGGGATACGCGCATCAAACTCTATTACTGGATCACGGTCGAAGCCGCCGTGCGTAAAGAGCAGCGCAGGCGTGAATAGCAACAGCGAGTTGCCGCGCCGCCGTAGCGCCTCCGAACACGACAGGGCCGCAACAGGGTCTGCGCCCGTGATGTTCTCAACCTGCCGAAAAACAGCTGGGCGTTCCATGCCAAGTGCCAAAAATTAGGGCTTCGTTTTTGAATTAGACATACCGTCGTTTGTCGTCTGCATGAGTAACAGCAGAACAAACGCTGCGTCCACTACGTTGTCGATGCCTGTGGACTTGTATTTCTCGGCAACAAAGGCGTTGCCCAGCAGCTTGTTAGCCGCATCAATCATTTCTTCCTTGCTCGCTTTGCCATTGCCAGTCGCGTACTTCTTGATTGTGCTGATCGCAAAGCCGTTGGCAAGCAAGTCGGCCTCTTCGGCCCAAGTAGCCACGGTGACCTTCATGCCGCCAAGAACTTCAGACGCCGTGGCTACGCGAGACAGCACAGCCGGAATGCCGAACTTCTTGTTAATGAAGAACTCCCGGGGCGGCGTGTACTTTACGTCTTCGTAGCCAATAACGTCCGGCGACACAACGTTCAGAAACGCGCGCAACCGCACAAAGCGGGCAGCCCGTGATTCCAGACCTTGCGTAGATAGATCCCACTGAAACAGCTGGAGTTTGTCGCGCAGTAGTTTACTGCCGGGGACAAAATCATATACAGCCACGCCGCAGTTACTGCCCAAGTCTAGCCCAAGAAAGCGAATTGCGTCTGGCTGTTTCTTAGCCAGCTTTGGCCCGAATTGCTTCGGGTCTTTATACATCCTGTACTTCGGCATTGTTTACTTTCTGGAGCGGAACCATGTCCTAAAATCACGGGCTGATGCTTGGCGTTCTTGTTCTTTCTGCTTCGCGGCTAATCCTGCAAGCTGTTCTTGCGTAGCTCGTAGCTCACTGTACACCGCATTCAGCCGGGCTTGCAATACATCATTCTTCATCCGCAGGTGTTCCGCCAAGTGATCAGCGTCATACATCGGCGCGCCATTGCGCCGGGCAAACTCACACGCAGTTGACGAAAACCTAGCCATACCAGCCTGCGCTGGTGACTCTTCGCCAACCTGAGAAACCTCACGCACAGCCGTAAACCACGCAGCGCAGCATACACGACCAACCGCAGAAAACAAGACTTCGCGCACAGGATACCGAAAGTCGAAGAACCTGTGCCGCTGCAGAGCTGCGTCAAAAGACCGCACTGGATCTGCGGCGTTGACGAAATCACGCTGCGCTGCTGCTAGCGCCGCAGTTATAGCAACAAGCTCATCCTGCGTGATCTCGTTCTTCGCGTACCAATCTGCAGTCTCGGCGTCGCGGGCTTTTTCGTCAAGGTTCTCGACGGCCTGCAACATCAACGTCGGTGTGATGTACGCGTAGTCCCGCTCAGGGTTGTACAGCGGGCCATCAGAATTTTTCTGCCTGTAGTTAATTCCGCCCATAAAGAGTCCTTTCTTTATTTAGTCCACGCCACCCGCCACGCCTGTGCGTCCAGCAGTATACCGGCAACGCACACACATGGTGCCAGCATCTGCAGGGTCAAAGAAACCTTCGGTGTTGCAAGTAGCGCAATAACGCGGCACGTACGTATTCTGGTGCGTGGCGTAATTGCACTGATCATACCCAAGCCAGCAGTATTCGCAACTGTGCTCACAGCCGTCTGGGCAAGGTTTAGCCCGGCACCTGACTTCAATCAACGTCTTGTTGAACTTGATCATCGAGCTACTGGCGCTAACACGCGCAAAACTCGGCATCTGCCGGCTTTTCTCCGCCTCAACGTGGGCGAAAAACAGCAGGTTCACAAAATGCAGCGCCGAAGAGTACGGGTAAATACCCCACGGCGCTGAAAACCCCACAGACCTAGAAATAGCAGAACAACTGCCCTTGGAGAAAAACTGCGTAAATACCATAGGGCAGGGCGATCCAGCCAGCGCCCGAACAGAGAACAAAAACCCGTGCACATTCTTACGCTGGTACGGCCGCACATTTTCGACTTTTACCGGCACGATTTCGTCGGCCATCTGCCTGACCCAAGCCAAGACAGGCTGGCCGTCAATCAGGCGGTCGATGTTGCCTGACAGCCGCCACGCCAAGTCCGCGGCTGCGCTGCGGGTAAGCTCAGTTCCCGCCATCGCCCGCACTGAGTCGTACACAGCGGTCTCTACAACAGTTTCCGGCATCTCTGACATGATATCTCTGCAGATATCGTAAACAGTTTGCCCGGTTATGTTTGCGCCAAAGTACGGCCGCAGGGCGCGGCTGCAGATTCGATCACGCCGGTCGAGCAGCCGGCGGTAGCTAAACGCTGGCTGGCTCATTTGTGTCTCCGGGTTTACGGATCTGACGATCAGGGTTGTTTGCAGACCACGTAGCCATGGCTTTCTTGTAGGTATCAACAGCCCATGTGCTGACGTTCTGCGCTTCTGCAGCCTCGTGGTGCATCTGCAACACAAGCGTACCCAGCTCCATCTGCAGCAGCTTCATAATGTCGCCAACGCAGACTACGTTATGGACAACAACCGTTGATGGCTGTGTAGCGTTTGTTTCTGTAGCGACGGAATACTTAATTTCAATGCTTTCAATCTTCAGCGCCGCTGGCAGCGGAGCAGCAGCAGGCAAGTTCTGTATGAGCACGCCAAGTCTTTGCAACGCCTCTACTCGTGCCGCCAGTTGCTCCATTTTGGCGCCAGCCTCAGACAAGACGCGCCCCGGCCGGACGGTCACAGGCTGTTGCCCAGCCGCGTGGCCCGCAGCGTAGTTTTTCAGCGCATCGGCAAGTGCTGATGCGTCGAGCTTCAGCGGCACGGTCACAGTGTTGGGCGTTTCAACTTTCACGGCATCTACAATTTCAGGTTGCGACATAGTTACCTCAGTCAGTGATTACAGCAAAACCAATCCAGCAGCGGATGCTGGTATTAACGTCAGTGTCCACATCATACAAAAGTTCAACAGGCATGCCAGTCACTACATAGAGGTGCGTGACGTTGTTGGGAATATATGCAGAGCATGCCAGTCCAAGCTGCAGCATGAACGCCAAGGCCAAGTCGGCTGACGGGCTTAGCTCATAAGAGAAAAGCGGCACGCGCACGTATTCGTCATGCTCTGCCAACGACCAAACTGGCGTGTCCCCGGGCAAAAGCTGCTCGGCTAGTACCTGCCACTTGTTGCCCGGTAGCTTGTCTTTGGCCCTGACCACCGCGGGCTCAAATGGCGCGCCGGGTGGCCAACTAAGCCGGGTCTTATTGATATCTAATTGGTCAACGATCAGTTTCATGGCTGGTACTCAAAACCTATTGGGTGTTCTGTGTTTCCGCGTTTAGACGCCGCCGACTCTACGCCCGCGTCATTGGCATTGATCCAAACGCCATCTCGAAAATGGGCCAGCGGCAAGTCATGCTGCCGGCAAAGCTCGCCTAGCATAACGTCTACGCCCCGATGTTTGAAGCCCGGCAAAGGCCAGTCGAATCTCTGCAAAACAGCTGTCTGGATAGCCCACCAGCTGCCTTGCGCAAACGACACGTACGCTGGCGGCTCTTTGCCGGCAAACCACGGCTGCGCCCGAATCCAGCCTGCTTGGTTACCAGCTAGGCGGGTCTTGTAGACAGACCCCACCATTGCCGAAGTCTCCAATTGCGTACACAGCCGGGGCAGCCAGACAGCCGGGTCGTTGTCAGGGGCTAGGCAAGAATCATCGTCAAACCAGATCGTAGCCGGCGCCGTGATTGGCTCCGAGTAAAGCATCCGGCGCATCATCGGATACTTGTGCGTGTTCTCGGCTGAGTCAATTACAAGAGCGCGCGGAAAATGAGCCGATACCTGTGCCTGTACAAATTCGCGGGTTTGCGGGCCCACGGCATTGCAACCAAAACGGAACTCGACAGGCTGCTTGGCTAGTTGCCGCATCGGGTCGTTTAACACCCGCTGCGCTAGTTTGAAGCAGTAGTCGTCGCTACCGTAGAACAAGACGCACACACAGGCAAAAGCGGATCCGTCCGCCATAGTCAGCTCCATCCGACGTGTTTGTAATCAAACTAACTTAGAACCCAAACGCAGCAAGAGAGTGTTTGAACGGCTCACCCGGCAGTGTTTGCACAAGCGACAACATAAGCCGAGCTAGTTCTCGCGTCTCTTCTTGCGCATCTGGTTTCAACCGCAGTTTCCAAAGGTGCACAAAAGCGGCAAAAGAACCTGTCCAGACAAATTGCGTGTTCAGGCACAGTGGCAACACAATCCGGCACTGCTCTTTTGCCACCCCAGCCTCAACCAAATCAGCGTACAGATTTTGGCTCTGCTCGATATGCGCGCCAATCCGCGCCACAAGCTCAGCGTTCTGTGGCTCCGGCACTGGCCCAGAACTGCCCTGCTTGCTGCTGGTTGACTGCAATCGAAGTTGCTTCGGCAACCAGTATTCGTCAGAGAAGTCGACGTACCGGCCGCTGATGCTGTTTGCTGTCAGACCAACTTGATGCTTGAAAAGCTGCCGCTCAACAAAGATCGGGCACTCAATTCTGAACTGCAACTGCGGGTGTCTAAACGGCGACGTGTGTTTGTGCTCGACCAGATAGTTCAAAAGCTTGATGTCGCGATCTGTCATTGTGTCTACGCGCTTACCGTAGCTCACCCGCGCGGCGTTAACCACCATTAAGTCATCGCCAAAATGGCTCCACAACTGCGCTTGCATGAAATCCTCAGAGTGTGGCTGGAGACAGTTGATTCTTGGCTACTGCGACTGGCAACACTACAGGCGCCGTGCGGGAACGCGCCAAAAGCTGCAAGGCTTTGGTTACATTGCGCCCTGCATCTACGTCTAGCGTCTTTTTGTTGCGCGTATCTGTGACAAGGTCATCAAGCAGCTCTACAAACTTGTTCCTGTCTTTGGCTGACGTAAAACTGAACCGCACAGAGAACTGCGTTATAGTCTGGCCTGCGTGCTCCTCAGCTACATCGTTGCGCTCCCATGCCGTCCCTTGCCCTCGTGTATACACGGTAGTCAACCGGCCACACCAGTCATAAATCAGCAGAATAGCCGATTTATCCAAATCAGTTGTTAGCGAAAACACGTGTGGAAACTTAACGCACGGAATAAACGGCAACGTTTCAGTTACCTTTTCATCCAGATTTACACGCTGCATTTGAACAGGAATAGTGCGCTCGCCGATTTTCTTGTCGTTAGTGAAAAACTCAGCCTCAATTGCGCCTACGCCGGGTTCAATTACAATCGGGACATTGCGTACAGAAAACATGTTGGGCCCTTATCGAGTGATGTCGGAACGTGGTTTGGGGCGTGCTGCCGGCGCGGCTTCGTCCGCCTTCTCATCTGATGCTGCTTCAGCGGCTTCTTCACGCCGCTGAATCTCAGCTACAACCTGCTCGCACATAGCGATGTGGTTTGAAATAATGTCCGACAACTGGCTGAAGTTATCGACAATCTCCGACAGATAGCTCAGCACTGTCGTGTCGAGCTTAGCTGGCGGAGAGTTCATGATGTCGTTGTACAGGTCATCGTCTTTCTCGGTCAGCCACAAACTGGTTGACCGGCCAATAAACCGCCGCTGGTGTTGCAGCAAGTCGTAGACCTGCTGCTTCAGGCCCTTGGGCGCCTGATGCGTGCGGCCGCTTGTCTTCTGTTTGCCGCGGATCTCTTGCAACTCAGCCGCCAGCGTCTTGGCTGTGTAGGCTTCTTCGGCACAGCGTTCCTCCACCGCAGCCCGCTGGGTGTCATCGGGAATCTGCGACAGCAACTGCACGTGAGAAGCTGTGATGCGCCAACGCGGACGCTCTGGGCAACGCATACCCAGCAGCCGGCGAAGCTCGCTTTCGCTGGGGTACCGCTCGAAGAACGACATGGCGCTGCGAAGCTGTTCGACAGAGTACACCGGCGCAAAAATAGATATCAATAACCCAGCGCCATCTATATGGCTGGCCTGCTGCTGCTCTGTCAAATACTTGTCTGGATCGTCCCGCACTTCGGTGAGCAACTTGCCGACTCGCCAGTACGTCGTCACGTTGGCGGTCTGGATATCGCCAAACAACCGGTCGATCTCGCCGACTACGCGCTGCAAAGCTGGCTTCAAGTCAGCATGGGCAGGCATACTGAGCGCTGACGGCTCTGTAGCCGTTAAGGCTGTTTGGCTTGCTGCCGCCATTTCAGTTTTAGACTTTCTTGTCATCGTAACTCCTTGGGATACTACTTACGTTTCTTAACGCGGGGTTCTGGAATCAGCATGCTCATTGCGCCGTGCTGCAGAACATCCCGCACTGTATGGTGTTGATGCCGTGCATACCGCAGCACGGAACAACACAGGTCATAGAGCGTACGCTCAGTAAGCGCCGCTTTGGTATACACTTCCAGTGCTGCCCGGGGCTCCAGATCAGCGCCGGCTGTAGCCGTGGCGCGGGCGATACGTGTCGCTACGTCACGCGACACCCGCATTTTCAATAGCAACGTGGCGCAGTTATCCAACGCTGCGTCGAAGCCCGCTTTATCTTCAGTGAACCCGAGTGACTTCTGGCACAACGCCCGAACGCGGGCAGCAATAACGTCCATGTCGATAACGTTCTGTGCTGCCCGCGCCACCAGAGCACCAGTCCGGCCTTCCAAGTCTGCGCCAATGTGGTTGAGCCTGAGATTAGAAGCTGTCGGCGTCACGGCCACGCCAAACTGCGTGAACAGACACGTCGTGGCGTTGATAGCCAGACCAGTGTCTTCCCGGTTGGAAAAAAACCAGCCTGACGCAAACGTGTGCCGCGGGTCGGTATAGATATCATTACGCCGCGATTTCGGCAGTATGAAAAACAACCGTAATTCGCGCCCTATTAGCTCAGCCCGCGAAAACTGTGCCTCTGGCTGTGCTGTCATTAGCTCGTCTGACACGATCTCCAGAAAACGACTGTTGTCCAGCAATCTGTGCGTGAGCCCAAGAAAGCCGTCAATCGTCTGCTCTCTGTGGTCTACCAACAGCGTACGCTCACGAACAGCGTCAAACCGCACGCGCACCGTGGTGTTGTACACGCTCACAGCGGCAGCAATATCAGACGCTGCCGCACCTTGCGCGGACAACCGGCCGTTCTCGCCAGACAGCTCATTGAACAGCGGGTTTAGCCCGTAGGCTAGCACTTGAGCAAGCGACGCAAATCCAAGTGCGTTGAACCTGTAGCCAGTCTCAGCCAGCCTGCCGTCAGCCCGCATGAGAATCTGGGCCTCGTCCACCATCGGCACGCACTCAGTGTTGGCTGTGCGCTTGGCCAGAAAATCCCGGCACTCTTCCAGCTGCCCAGATGAAAACGCAAACGCCGTCACAGGCGCAAACACGCCCCGCACAGCTTTGGTCATATCTGTAGCCACGCTAACGCCCTGCAGTTATGGTCATTCGTCAGTGACAGCCCACTCAGGGCCAATCGACCCAAACAGTGACACTGTCGGCTCTACGATGAGCATCGTTCTACCAAGTTGCCAGCTCCACTGAATCCGCGTCTGGTCTTTGACGTTGTCCGTCATGAGCGTGTGGGCGCAGAACATAGTCCTGACCACCGGGAACACGAACACAAAACCATGCTCTGGATTGACCTCAAGCCGCTCCAGACTTTTGAGCACAGCCGAACACAGCCTGTTCTTGCCGCGCGCTGTGTTTTTAAAGATATCAGAAAACGTCAACTCGTGCAGGCGGGGGATACGTTTGCCGCACAAGACTGCAGGGAACTCCCGATACACAGCGTTAAACCAGCGGAAATTCAGGTTGTTCTGCCCAGTCATGTCTCGGCACTCGTTGGCTAACCTGCCCCACGCAGCCCGCTTTGCGCCGCACTCTGTGAACACACGCTTGATGGTGCGCTCCTCAAAAGCCAGCTGTCGCTGAACCCGAATAGCGTCAGCGTTTTCACTGTTTTCATTGAACAAGTTGCCGAAAAATTGATCGCGATCCATGCGTTACTCCGGGGTTAGGCCGGGAGCGTCGCGAATCAGGTCACGAATCGATTGAACGCACTTTTCCGACTCTTCAGACAGCCCGCCGTGTTTGAGCATTCGTCGGCATGCCTGATCGACTTCCCACAACGCTGCACGCGCCGCCTGTCCCTCAACCGCATCCCTGAACTCTACTCGGTCGTCAGGCAGCGTAAACTCAAGCTTGGCAATAGGCATTGCAACTCCTTTAGTTGCCGGTAAAGAAATCGTGTGGCTTATCAGTATTCACGCCTTTATCTAACTTTGCCAAAGTTTCGCGATGAAACCGGACAGCATCAGCGGAAGGCGTTTTACTGGCCGCAGCCGTTATAGCTGCAACATCGCCGCCGTTCTCATGAACCCAGAGAGACAACAAATGCGTATTATGCGCCATAACGGCTAAATTAGCCGATACCTGCGCCCGTGACTCTTCAAGCGCCGCGATCTGTTCTTTCAATTTGTCAATTTCGCTCGACATGTTTACCTCTATTCTACTTGGCCCAGTGGATCAAAATCAGCCGGAATGATATCTGCCAACGAGCTGGACGCAGCCATAAGCTCTGGCACATCGGTCATCTGTTGTTTCTTCAACTCTGCCATTACCTGATCGCGATAACGGCAAGCCGGGTCGCACAACGGGTAGTCGTTTACGCCAAGAATGCCATGCAGCATTCCCACTACCTTTTTGTTGCCCTCCAAAATTATCGACGCTTCTACCTCAGAGACAGCATCAGACTTTGAGATACCAAGCGCCGTGGAATAAACCAGCGGCGTCTCGGAGTTCTTGGTGCCGTGCTTGTACTCCAGATCGCAAACTTGCCTAATCAACCCGGGCAGCTTGGGGTCCATTCCCGGGGGCAACTTGGCAGACGCGTTTTGCAGATCGACCAGCAGCCGTGCCGTAGCTGTGTGCCAGTCCCAATAATGGTACTGCTTGTTTTTATATGTCTCGTTGCCCTCTGCATCACGCCCCACTGCAATCTCGTTGTACCACAGCAGATTAACAACGATTTTCCTATCTTTAGCGCCAAGGTTGTTCTTGCTCGCCACAATACGCACGGCTTGCCCTTCAGTCCGCCCGGCAATCAGATCTTTGCTGGACGCCTTGGACATGTCGAGGATCATCGTGGCGTAGTAGTCCAGAGCAGCGCCGCCGGGAGCGTACTTTTTTGGCGGACCAAAACCAGAGCCGCCAATGTCTTCCTTCAAGTGGTTTGTGCCCACCAGCGCAATTGGGTACCGCCGCAACGTTGGCACCAAAGCTGTCCGCATGAAATCTGACAAGTTGCGGGCCAGATATGGATGCCCCGCAGCAGCGTGACCTTCGTCGGCCACTTTGTCTACGCGCCGCTCCACCTCGACAGCCGAAATAGAGTCGAGGCCAATGCACACAGGGATCGACTTGTCGGCAGCGTCCAATTGTTTGTGCAACGCCTGACAGAAACCCATGTACTTCTTCTGCCACTCTTCTACAGTCGCGGCTGTAACGACGCGAGTACGAGACATGTACTGCTCGTTGTGCTGAAACAACCCAGCCATCATGGTCGGAGAACCTTTGTTCTCAGTGTCGATCATGATGGCGCCGCCGCCGTACACGTGAAACCACCGCATGATCTCAATCAGCAAAGCTGACTTACCGGCGCTAAACTCTCCACGCAGTTGCACAAACCGAGACAGTGGAAAGATATTGGCCTGAAACAGATACCGGGCAGACAACGCCGGCAAAGGCAAACCGATCAGCGGCTCGTTATCTTCGTCACTGCCCTGCAACACTTCTGTGATGACAGGATGCTCGTCGTGACGAGCCTGTGCGTCAACTGCGTTGTCTTCTTCTTTACGTTTACGGCCCATAAATTCTTTCTGTGGTTAAAAATGCCCGGGCGGCAGTACGTTGGTTATTTTCCAGTTACAGGACATTTTCCGGTGTCAGAAAATACCGGCAAACAGGAAATTGGCAAGTACTGCCGCCCATGATTTTTCCAATCTTAAATGTAGTAGCTATCATTATCGAGTTTCAATTCGCGCAACGTGTACAACGCAATTTCGACACCCAAATCGTTTTTTACGCGTCTAGCCGTTTCTCTTGCGCCAGTTGAAAAATTTTCAGCGACTAATTGCCCATATTTCTTATCAGCGTTTGGAGACATAAATATGTAGCCAAACGTTTGCATAACGTCTTTACCGTCCGCTGAATCCGGTTTTAGTTCAATAACGCAACCAGTTTTATCCGCTTCGTCAGCGTAATAAAATATGTCTGCTTTGCCGCCTGAACCTTCAATTGAATACTCTGGGTGGACAACTGGTTTTTTGCCCGAGCCCGGAATTAGCGTGCGAAGACGCGCAACGTAACGGTCGCGGTACACCGCCTCAAGTTCGGTTTTATCTTTGCCGTCTTTGTTGGTATCTGTTGCCCATTCACCAATTAACGGCTGCACACGCGCGTATATACGGGCACGTAATTCTTGCCAGTTACCGTCGTCAACAATTCCGTTTTTTTCGTAAGTTGTTGAAAACCCGTTCAACAGCGTAATTACGCCCGTGTACGGTACGTACGTGTTAGACGAGTTATTGCCGCCAAAAGCTGCAATATCAAGCGACGTTATTACTTTGCCGTGCATAACAACATGCACTTTGCGATTGTATTGATAACAGGGATGACGAGATTTCGGCCCATCAATTCCGGCAGTTGCGTACTCGTCGTCTTGCGCTGCCCTGCCGAATTCAAGAATTGCCGCGTATTTTCTTCCGTCTGGGCCCACGCCGCTAAATTTTTCTTGGTCAATTGTCGGGCGAGAAGCGTTTCGGTACTGCTGCACAACAGGCTGAATATCCCACACACAATCAACATCACCATCTTTGTTTAACAGGGGCGAACCGTCTTTATTGCACAGCCGCAAACGCAAAGAGAGTCTGTGACCGTGAAACGTGTCGCCTGCCAACAACCGCGCATATTTGAAACCCAGCTGCGATATCACGTGTGTCGTGTAGTCTTGCCGGCGCCGGTAAATGCCTTTTTCAGACAAACCTACAATGTAGAACTCTGTTCCGTGCTCATTTTCAGCAAAAATTTCGTTATCGTACCGTACGGGTATTTCGCCAAACGGGCGCGATGGATTTTCGTGGTCGTGGTATGAAAACCGATAGCCATGGTTTTCATTTTTAGTTTTTGTAACTATGTACCGGAGTGAGTCGGCATGCTTACAAAACATAAGCAACATCGTTTTCATACCAACGCCGTGCTCGTGCAAACTTTCATACTCTGGATTTGTCTTCGACAGCTCACCCAAAGCAAGACATTGCTCAAGACGATCAAGTTCAATTCCGGGGCCATTATCGCGAAGCCGCATCCACGCAGTTTCAAGGTCCAGCGTGCCTTTTGCCCAATCGCCGCCAATTGTTAACTCCACAGAAATGTCGCCAAAGTGCGCCATTTCAGCTGCGGGGTTATCAATACCCTCACTAACTGTTTCATTAAACCCGCGGTCTGTGTACGTGAGCCGCTCCCACGGACGCGGCCAACCGCGCGCTAAAGAACCCGGAGCTAGAATGTTCAGTATTTTTGCCACCCTGCCGTCGCCGGTTGCGGATGTGGTCGGCGCAGCGGGTGTTAAAACTGAAGTAGCTGACATAGTAAATCCTTTCAAAGTAAAGATATGAAAACCCAACCGCGGGGCCGCCGTGCTACAACGACGAGCGCAGGCACAGGGCCCCGCGGCGGACAAAAACAACAGAGACTAAGCCTTCTTAGTCGCGGCGGCACGGGCACGCGCCCGGGCCAGAAT